CTGATAAGGCAAGCTTTCTGAGATGTATTCGATTTGGATTTTTTTCATGATTTGACGCTCCGTTTCCCTAGGTTAAGACCAACGGCCAAACATAGGCTTAACAGCAATAGGCATTTGCTCGTCGTGTCCTTGCCATAGGGCAATTTCGTGATGCGCAAAGCCTCCGCCAAATTCTTCCTCAGCAAACTTTTTGGCTTCGGCTAATGTTTTGCAATCCCGTGAAACTTCGCGAGAGCGCGCAATGTCATATCCTCTTATGCAAGCTATGTATGTGGTCATCTTCATTCTCCCGCCCACCGATATCAGCCGAGGCGCGCTGTCTTAATGATCTGAATATACAGACATTGGCACGGGATGTCACGCAGAATCTGCGTAATTTTATTGCGTTGTTTGCAGGGGATTTAGCGCATATTGCACTAAATTGGCGGATTGCAGGTTATGACAGGCGGAAAACTCTCATGCCGCGCACTCCGTTTTCGTTACCGGTACGGCAAGAGAATTTGCGGCCTGATTGCGTGCCATAGTTAGCGGCGCTGGCTCTGATAGATTGCTCACTGTGGGAAGCTTCCACTGCAAAGAAACAACTTTCTCCTGGTTCGAGTGCTTTGATTGCTCCCAGCTTGTTGCGTTGTTTTAGTACTATCATGGCTCGTTTCCCTTAGTTGTTGAGCTTGGTTTTATCCCATTGTATATAAATTCCGTCAATATATATTTATCATGCTTATATATGCGCGCTCATAGCTGCCGGTATTATCCGGTATGCCTGTCCGCTCTACCACGATTCCGCACACACGATTTCCCTTGCATCAATCCGGTATTTAGTTTATCGTGCAATTTCAATGGGTTACACTCCCAGCACTACCGGATGTTACCGGATGCTATTTTCGGAACCGGTAGCGATAAACCTCTGATAATAAACGCAGATTAGGAAAACTACCGGATTACCGGCAGTTTTGCGATTTATTGCGCCGTTTTCGGAAATTTTTTTGCCGCAGAATTTCAAAATAAACCGGTAATCCGGTAGTATTCTTTCTCTCTCTATATAATATATAATAAAAAGAAAGAGTTAGAAGGCTTTTCTCTACTACCAGATGCCGCTACCGGTTCGCGAAAACTACCGGTTCGAACCGGTAGTGGGCTGGTGGCTGGTTGGTTGTGTGCAGGATGCCCTAGGTTCGTCCCTGGCGCGGCTTGTGGTCTGGGGGTTGGTAAGGGCTGCCAAAGTCGCTCTTGTCGCGCTGGCGGCAATCCTGGAGCGATTGCGGGCATTATTGCGCTCATGTCCTGGCTTGTGTTATGATGCTGGACATGACAAAAGCAAAATTTAGCGTCGAATCAGACGGCAAGACTGATAAATACACCAGCCGCCGCGCTGTGCCGCAAATGAGGTCTTTTCGGGCCGCAATCATGGAAGCTTGCGAACAACTTGGCGGCACGGCTGCTTTAGTGGAATGGGCGCGTGAAAACCCTACTGAATTTTACAAAATTTGCGCTAGGTTGATTCCTGTTGAGGTGCAATCAACAGCCGATGTAAGATTAACGCACACTCTGACGGAAACGGACGCGCAAATCATTGCGCGCTTTGAAAGGCAGCGACATGCACAACCCGCAACAATTGATGATGATGGAACAAAAACAATTGTTGGTACTCTGCGCGAGATTGAATATTCCGGCGCATCATCGGACGGGCAAGCCCAAACTCATTGAGTTCATTTTGCAAAATAATGTTGCTGAGGAGGAAAACTTGCAGAAACCTAGCGAGCGCGTGAAACGCGACAAAGCGCAGGCCGTTGAACAACAGCAGGCCGACATTAACAATGTTATTGCGCGCTATAATGGCGTGTCTGTGCAGTATCATGCGGATAAAACTTACACCGCTAACTTTGCGGGGATTGTCGAATCATTCCATGCAACAACGCCGCTTGATGTGCTGGAGCGTGCGTTAGGCAAGCTGACCAGTGCGCGCTATCCCGCCAAGGACAAAATGAACGGTGAAGCTGTCCTGGTATGACGCTTGAAAGCAAATCACTGACCGAATTGCGCGGCATGGCGCAAGCATTCGGCATTAGTGATATTTTTGCCAAGACAACAACACAGCTAAAGGATGCTATCGAGGCCAAGACCGAACGCATGGCCGCTGAATCGCTGCCTGCTGCGCCTGAGCGTGCTGCTTATGATGCGCGCCTGATGATAACGCACAAGGATAGGACGTTTCAGCCAACTGCCTTAGTTGCGCTGCTTGAGCGTCATATCACAATCGGACTATCGCTCAAGTTTGACCCTGAGTCCTGGCATATGTCCTATCGTGGCCGCACAGACTGCGGCAGCTTGAGAATGCCTATTCGCCATGCAGTTGATGCCGCCGAAAGGCTCATGCGTGGTAAGTGAAACAGAATACCTTGACGCCATTTGTCGGCAGACGCTTTCCGCGTTCGTGCATAAGGCGTTTACTATCTTAGAGCCAAGCGCACAGTATGAGCATAATTGGCATATTGACTGCATTGCCGAACATTTGCAGGCCGTATGGGATAGCGAAATAAGGCTGCTTGTTATCAACATGCCGCCGAGGTCGCTTAAGACGCATATAACATCTGTTTCTTTCCCGTCATGGGGGCTTGGTAAGAACCCAACAACACAGTTCATGTTGACAAGCTTCAAGGCGTCATTGGCTGAAAAAATGACACGCAAAAGCCGGTTGCTCTTGCAGTCGGCATGGTATCAACGCTGTTTCCCGGAAACCAAACTAAGCGAAGAATTGTCACGGCAATACTATTTTGAAACGACGCAGCGAGGCCAATATTTCAGTTCGTCAATGTCCAACGTGACGGGCGAGGGCTGCGACATACAAGTTTGCGACGACCCGCTGTCACCCGATGAGGCGTTGTCTGACACGGTGCGTGTCTCAACCAATGAAACAATCAGAGGGACGCTATTCAGCCGGTTCAATGACCCAAGATCAGGCCGGTTTGTGCTGAACATGCAACGGCTGCACGAGGACGACCCGACAGGCAACTTACTTGCTGACGCTGGGTGGTATCATCTCAAGTTGCCTGCGCAGGCTATGGCTAAATCCTACCATTACTCAATGCGCGGCAAGCAATGGGACTTGGAGAAGGGAGAATATCTCTTTCCCGCAAGATTTAGCGAGGCCGTGTTATCTGCTGCCAGGACAAGGCTGGGCGAATACAATTATGCCGGCCAATACTTGCAAGAGCCCGTCCCGATTGGTGGCGGGCTTATCAAGATGGAATGGCTCAAATATTACCCGCAAGGCGGCATCAGCCCAAGGCAAATGAATATCGCTATACTTGTTGACCCGGCTGGCGGTGATGAGGACGAAAAGGGCAAGAAGGATAAAAACTCCGATTGGACAGTTTTGGCCGTTGTTGGCGCAGCGCCAGATAACAACTATTACCTGCTTGACATGGTGCGCGACAGGCTCAACCCAACGGAACGCATTGACACTCTGTTCATGCTGCATCGCAAGTGGAATAAGCTAGCCGGCAAGCCGCCCAGGGTTGGCTATGAAAAATACTCCATGCAGTCTGACACGTTCTATGTCACCAAGAAGCAGGCGGAAGAAACTTATCATTTCCCGCTGATGGTTCTGGGCGGCCCAAAGTCAAAGACAACCCGCGTTAGCCGGCTTGTGCCAGACATGCAGAATGGCCGTTGGTGGCTGCCGCGTGGCCTGCTGTATATTGATGGGGAGGGCAAGCAGTGGGACTTAATTCAAGAACTGCTCAACGTCGAAATTAAAACATTCCCAATGTCTAAGTTTGATGATATGCTGGACGCCCTAAGCAGGGTTTATGAGCCAGACTTAGGGCTTGTATTTCCGGCCATACAGGAAGATACTGTATCAAAATCTATTAACTCGCTGGCGAGTGCTGGCGGCGATGATTGGGCGGATTGGTGAAAAGCAACGCTAAAATTGTCGATTTGTTCAAACGGCAGTCAAAGCGAGCCATCAGCGGCTTATCTGCGCAGTATGACAATACGCGGCTTTGTCAATCATTCTACAATGCCATAGATTCAAACTATGAAGATAATATCCAATTCAGCGACACACGCGGGCGCAAGCGGCGTGCGATGGTTCGCTTTCAGAAAATCGGCCAATCCATAGATTCCGTTGTGGGCTTTATGGCGCAAAACAGGCGGCAGGCTAAGTTTGCTGCCCGCGTCACGTCAAGCGAGCAACAGGCCAAATATTCACGCAATATGAATGAGTTATATGATTACCACAGAGAGAATATGAATGCCGATCAAGTCGAGTCCAAGCAGGATTTAGACTTAGTTGTTAATGGCTATGGTGCGACTGAAACGGATTTAAGCTACATTGTCGGCAAGGCTACAACGCTGCCGGGCGGCGAGATAATCAAGGTTAGAGTTGACCCGCTGATGGTTTATTGGGACAGTCAAGCTAAGGGCGGCAATCTGCAAGATGCGCGCTATTGCGGCTATTACAGTGTTCATACCCTGCAAGATGCTTTGGAACTATTCGAGTCCAGTAAAGAGGATGATTTTGAGAAGGTTGGCACCGATGAGGATAAGTCGGGCTATTCCTATTATGCTGAGGGCGGGCTTTATGACCGCATCCGCTCGGCAGGCGGTGTTGATTGGGACAGCGAAGAAGATGAGACTGTAAAAGTCTATAATCATCAATGGTTTGAATACGAAACCTTCTATCGCGCAACGAATCCAATCTATCAAATGACCGATATGATGCAGGTCATGCACGCCAAGATGCGACTTGATATCATCAAGAGCGAGTTAAAAACGTATGCGCCAGCCGGCATTAACGCTGGTGATTTGTTTGATTTTGACCCGTTAGCGGAAGAATTGGTATTTGACGAAGCAACCAAGGCCAAGCTTGTTAAAGAGTTTGGCGATTGGGTCAAGCCGGTGGGTTTCAAGCGCAAGTGTTTTTATACCGCTGTTGTTAGCGGCGATCATGTGTTTTCGGCGTTTAAGAATGTCTGCCAGCAAGGCTTTAGCATCAAGTTCAAGACTGGCAATTACAATGAGCGCGGCAAATTCTTCGTTGGCATGGTCAATGCCATGATTGAACCGCAGAAATATTACAATAAGGCTTTGACTGAGTTGATGTTTACCATCGCTTCAAACTCCAAGGGCGGGGTGATGGTGGAAGAAGGCTCGGTTGCCGATATTGCGAAGTTTGAAGCGCAGTATGCCAAGACAAACGCAGTTATTCAGGTTGCAGCCGGTGCGCTGTCAGGCGGAAAGATACAGCCGAAAGCGCAAGCATCGCTGCCAACTGGCCTTGAGAATATCATCACGCTGTCAGATTCGGCTATCTCTGCGAATGGCGTTGACCCAGCGTTTCTGGGTGATGCTGGAGCGCAGGAAACTGGCATCCTTTACAAGCGCCGCATTCGTCAAATCATCAGTAAATTATGGTGGGTTGCTGATGCAATTACGCTTTATCAGAAAGAGGATGCGCGGCTTTGTGCTGATTTAATCCGCGTCTGGGTTGAGAATAATCAAGGCCAGCTATTCAGTTTGACCGGCGAGGATGGCAAGGAAGTTGCGGTCTTGCTGGCGAATGACATGATGGCCGCCGAATATGATGTGACCATTCAAGAGGGTGCGCAGACGCCGGAAGATAAGGTTGAGACTGCATCCTTCATTGGCTCAATGGGCGATAAATACCTTTCCATTGGCAATATGGGCGTTGCTGGTGCGTTGTTTGCCGAAAGCCTGCAAATGATGCCGCTTGATGGCGACGTGCGCGGCAGGCTTGCTGAGGTGCTTAACCCGAATGGCCAATCTGTGCCAATGGCGCAATATCAGCAATTGCAGCAGCAGTTACAACAGTTGCAGTCGCAGTTGGCAATGGCGCAGGCTGAGAATATCCAGTCAATGACGCAACTAAATCTAGCCAAGGTTAATGAGTCTGCCGCATCGGCTGCCCAGAAACAGGCCGACGCTATGGCAAAAACGGAAGAAGCGGCACAAAAGAACATAGAAACGCAGGTTATCCGCCGTCTTGGCAATCAAGCGACGGTGACAATTTAACGGCCAACGAGGGCAAAATGGACGAAGTAGAAGAACGCATCAAGGCTGCGAAAGATGAAGCCGAGGCCGAGTTGAAAGCCTTAGCAGGTGATGAAGCAGCGCCGGAACCTGAGAAAGAGCCAAAGCCAGAAACCGAACCAGCCGAACAAGAGCCAAAGGCTGACGATCAGCCTGAGACGGCAGCGGATGATGAGGAAAAGCCTAAAAAGACTGGCAAGGATTACGCTAAAGAGCGCGTTGAGCGGCACGCCCGCGAAGCTGCGATGGCTGAACAATTGCGGCTTGCGAGCGAGCGTATTCAGGCGCTTGAGGCGGCGCTTAAGCCGAAAACTAATGATGATGTTGCGCCAGACCGTGACGAAGACCCGGTGGGTTATACGGAATGGCATCTTAAAAAGACGCAAGAGCGGTTGGCACAGGTTGAGCAGCGTTCAATCGAGCAGGAAAAGCAACAACGCACCCGCGAAATCAAGGAACGCGCATTAGGTGAGCTGCAACAATATGAGGTTGAGGCCAAGCGTCAGATACCTGATTGGGAAGCGGCAAAGACCTATTACATGCAGGCGGTGGCGTTTAGCGTTAAGGCGTTGGCACCGAACATTGACCAAAACACCTTGATTAATATAGTCAATGACAGAGTTTTGAACCGCGCCGCTGAGTTGATGCGGCAGGGGCATGAAAACCCAGCCTTGGCCATGTATGATGAGGTCAAAACGATGGGTTATCGCCAACAGGCCGCCGAGGATAAGCCGAAACCTGACATGGAAAAGCTGGCCAAGAACCGTTCGCGGAATGCCGGAACCGCTGCCGCCGCATCTGGCGGCGATGGTGGCCGGACAACTGCATCAGCGTTTGCGTCAATGACCAACGCGGAATTTATGGCTTTGCCGCCTGCTGAAAGGCGCAGAATTGCTATGGAAGGCTATGCTTGATATTACGCCGGCTTTTGCGTATAGTTAACAAACCAAGCTAACGCTTGAGGCTTCCACTTGGCTTTAATGGTGGCGCAATTCCGCTAGCGACAGGCGGCACTGCAAAACGTGGTCACGCACGTTAAAACGGAGGCGCAGCGGTGCGCTTTATAAATCCCTGTATGCAGTTGGAAACGGTGTTTTCAACTTTTCACACAGGGGATTATCATGGGTACTACTCCAATGCCGACAACCAGTTTGCTAGCGCGGAAAGCGTGGGCAACGGAAGATTGGTTCAATCCTGGCCAACGCACGGTGTTTGGTCATTTGTTTGCACGCGGCGCAGTTTACTATGCCTCAAAGTTTCTGGGCATGGACGTTCGCGGCGATGAAATCACTTACGATTACCTCGGCAAGCTAACCGGCATTCCGGTTGGCGAAGGCGGCACTTTGACAGGGAACGAAGAAGCCCTGGATATTGGCAGCTATAAAATGGCTATCGGGTTGACCCGTCTTGGCGTCAAGAACCCGAACACGAACACCATTGAGCAGCAACGCGCTCTGATGGATTTTGTTGACAAGGCCCGTCCACAGCTAACCCGTCGCCATTTCGAGTTGATGGATACCGCTTGCATGTATCAACTTGCAGGCGCGAACCCTACGACTCTGACGCTGAATGGCACGACTTGGAGCGGCGCGAATAAGTCATTCGTACAAGGCCACAACACGCCAGTTAACCCGTCTAGCAATCGTATTGTCCGGGCTGGCGGCGCTGCAACCGATCAGGCTTTAACCTCAAGCAATACGTTCTCGCTTGACCTTATCGACTATGCGCTGGAGAAAATCGACTCCGGCGACCAGCCGATTCAGCCTTTTGATGATGGCACGTTCGACCTTTACTTGTCGCCGTTCCAGCAAGTTGACGTTAAGCACGACGCCGGCAGCAAAATCCAGTGGTACAACAACGCCCTGGCAAATGCTGGCGCTGGTGATGATAGCCAGCTTAAGGGCAAGATGGTTAAGACCATGCCATTCCTCGGCCAGTATTCCAATGTTAACATCTATGTTTCGCCTCGCGTGGCCTATGGTGTTCGCTCGGATACTTCTGCTGTTATCTCCACGGTGCAACGCGCTGTGCTGGTTGGTAAGGATGCTTTGTCATTCGCCAGCCCGTTTGGTGGCCGCATCACGGACAAGGACGTGCCGCTTAAATACTTTGAAGAATTGCAGGACTACGAATACTTCAAGGGTCTTGAGGCGCGCATGATTTACGGCTTGAAGAAAGTTAAGCCGTCTAATGGCGATGATGTGGGCTGTATGGTTATTTCAACCTACGGCGCAACGCACTCTTAATAGGGGGATAACATGACTACACCAAGCGTATTGCCGACTGGCTGGAGCGGCACTTATAAGGACTTCCTGCGCACTAAGGTTGACCGTGATGGTTGCGTGCGTCAGGTTGCTGGCACTGTGTCTGTGCCATCTGGCACGGCTGCAAATGCTTTTGTTGGACTGGTTCCGTTCAACAAGGGCGCACGTTTTGTTATCAGTGACAAAAGCGTGCATTGCGCAGACTTTGGCGCTGGCACAACGACCGTAAATCTCGGTTATGTGTATGACGACAACGTAACTTATACCAACGATGTTGATGCGTGGGCTTCCTTGTCCACTGCGGCACAATCTGGCGGTTTCGTTACGATTGACGAAAAAGACGGCATTACCTTTGTTGCCGCTGCCGATGGTTGGTTGACGGTACAGCTAATTGCTGCTGCCGCTGATGCGACTGCCGACATCTCTTACAGTGTTGGTGTTGCTTATGACGGCATCGCTTAATGGCAACATTAGGCGAAATCACAGCGAAGGTTTCGAGGCGTCTTATTGACGCCTCGAATACCGCTGTTGATGTTGCTGATGTTCAAGAAGCGATCAATGAAGCTATCATTTATTGGAAAGTCAGAAAGTTTGTGTTCAACGAAGTTACGGACACGGCGACTCTGACTGTTGGCAATCCAGAATTGCCAATCCCAGCGGCAACATTCCTGCTTACGTCGCTTGATAGTGATGGATTCTACATTGAATATGCAAATGCTCGTTATCCGCTGAAAAAGGTAACGAAGGCAGAATACGACGCTATGTTCGTGTCTAACGCCTTTGCTAGGCCGCGCTGCTATGCGTATATCTCCGGCGTGTATCAATGCTATCCGGTGCCAGATCAGGCTTACACGTTGGGCCGGCACTATCTCAAGCAGTATAACAGGTTGCTGACAGACGACGAAGAAAACGATTTTACCGTTAAGGCTGAAAGGCTGATTACCCTGCACGCTTTAATGATTTTACACGCTGAATTGCGCCAAGATATGAACATGGCAGCATATTATGAGACGGCGGCAAAGTCACAATATGACAACATGTCCTTACGCTCTAACATGGCTAATGCGGCTGGTGAGTTGGTAACTGATTCTTTAATCTAAGGGGGAAACAATGCCTAATCTAACTATGGGTGAAGTAAACCGCCGCTCTGGTGCATCTGGCATCGGTTACATTCGCGGCCAGGGTGGCGCTGTTACGCAGGCCACAAACCGCACAACTGGCGTGCAGCTTGATAAGCTGACCGGCCAGATCACGACCAACAACGCATCACTTGCAGCGGAAGCGTCGGCAAATTTCACCGTCACCAACAGCAAGGTTGCCATCGGTGACGTTGTGGTTGCGTCAATCCAATCCGGCAGCAATGGCGGCAACACTGCTGTTACGGTGGTCACGGTTGCTGATGGTTCTTTTGTTCTGAAAGTATCGAACAACAACGCGGCGGCTGGCACGGCTGAAACTGGAGCGATCATCATTAACTTCGCCGTAATCAAGGCGGTGGGCGCTTAATGCAGTATGTTTGCCATGACATTAATGGGGATACTGAATGGTTTTATGACCCTTCCGCGTCAAATTATGTCAGGTACAAAAAGACTGGTGAAGTTGCCGGCGTTATTGGTGGGCAATATCTGCCAGACCCCTACCAACTATGGGGGAAGCGTTGCGAGGTTTACGGCGTTAAGCTTGGAACGGTTGAATCAAATAACATTAAGCCGCAGCCTGCGACATTCTCTCTCTGGGAGCATTGGTCTAGATTATGCCGAATACCACAAAAGGCGAACTTAACCGCTTAGGCGTTACCGGCGATGGCGTGCCGGGTGGCGCTGATGGCGACATTCAGTTTAACAACGCTGGCGAGTTTGGCGGCGTAACGGTTCTGCCAACTTCAAACGGCGGCACTGGCACAAGTAAATTATCTCAATTATCGGCTGATTTAATTTCAGACGCAACCATGTTGCGTAAATTCCGTGCGGCCATCGCCAGCATGAACATCGGCACTGGGGGCGCTCTACAATCAGTTATTTTGGGAATTGGCGATAGCTTGGAATTGGGTGTGGGTGCTACAGCGCAGACTAATGTAACGCGCTACATGGCTAACGCTATCTCGGCTGGCTATGGTATTTATGCGGAATCGTCCGGCTTCATGGGTTGCGGCAATGCCAGCAATCGCCGCATAACTTACGATAGCCGCATTGTCATGGGTGCTGGCTGGGGTTACAATGACGCGGTTGCAACGCTCGGTGGCGGAACATTTACCAACAGCACGACAACGAACGCTTTTGCCTTTACGCCAACATCTATTGGCGACCGCTTGCGCGTCATTTACCGCATAACAAGCGGTGGCGGGTTGTTTACGGTTGATGTTGACGGAATTGGGGTGTCGCCTAGCATTGATTGCGATGGTGCGGATGCAATCGGCTCTTATGTGTTTGCCGGCACTGGCTCTGTTTACAATATCAAGCGCGTTTCTGGTGGCGCGGTTGAGATTATTGGCGTTTATCATTACAAATCAGAAAACACGCAGCTAATCCTGGTCAATGCAGGACTATCGGGAACGCTGACAAGCGAAGTCGCCACGACCGGCACATGGTCACCATTGGCTGTTGCCGCCGTGATTGCGCCGAGTCTTTCCGTTGTTTCACTTGGCACGAACGATTGGTCTTTTGACGTTGGCGTGCCGGCCTTCAAGACAAATCTGGACACGATTTACAACGCATTGATTGCTGTTTCTGACGTTGTGTTTGTGTCTCCAGTGCCGGCAAATCCGGCTGACCCATTTGCATACAATGTTACCCATGCCGTGCAGCAAGGCTATGTCTTGGGGATGCAAGAGGTTGCCGAGGAAAAGGGCTGCCTTTTTGTTGATATGTTCTCCAGGTGGACTGATTACGCAACAGCAAACGCCTTGGGGTATTATGCCGGCGATAATTTCCATGTGTCGCCAAAGGGCTATGTTGATTGTGCTGTTGCCAGGGTCATGGCGATATTCAGCCAAGGCAGAAGCTTGGTTCAAGCCGACAAAAGAACGTCATTCGATACGGTAAATTACACTGGTTACAGTGTTGGCGGAACCATTGTTATAACGCAGCGCGGCTCAACATCTCTCATTGCCAATGGAACATCTGGCGCTAACTCGCCAGGGCCATTTAATGCCTTTGTCGGTTATGGCGCAGGCGATAGCGTTTCAACCGGATTTAACAATGTTGCCATTGGATACAACGCCTTAACCGCATCTGGATTTAAGCAGGGTAATGTTGCTGTTGGTGCTAATTCTGCCCTGTTAGTAACAACTGGAAACTACAACACGATTATTGGCACTGCATCTGGCAGCACGGTTCTAACCACTGGCAGCGGGAACATTCTCATAAGTCGCGGTGATGATGTTGCGACAACTCCGGCAGCCGGCACCAATAATTATATCAATATCGCAAATTCGATTATTGGCTATTCACAGCTTCCTGACATAGCGTCAGGCTTTGGAACATCGCCAGCCATTGCAGGTGATGGGACGTTTGCATTTACCATTACGGTTGGCACTGGCGGCAGCGCAAGCAGCGGCGTTTTGACATTCCCAGCAGCGCCGAATGGCTGGATTGTGTTTTGCACGGACTTAACAAGCCCGGCGACAAACCGCACCGTCATGACAGCGACCGGCACAACATCGGTAACTTTAACAAACTACAATACCACGACAGGCGTTGCGACGGCTTGGACTGCCGGCGATGTGCTGTATTGTATCGCTATGGCTTATAAGGTGTAACATGCCCAGCACAACGACAAATTACGGATTGTATAAGCCGCTGGTCAATGACCCCACCGATCAGGATTTGTGGGGCGGTTATCTCAATACGAACATGGATATTCTGGATTCAGCTATATTCACCGGCCTTGCAAATGCCGTTCCGGTCGGCACTGTCATTCAACGACCATCAACCGTTGCGCCTTCCGGCTATGTGCTGATGCAGGGGCAGCTAATAACCAGATTAGCGCCATATGCGGCACTTTGGACGTTTGCAAACGCAAGTTCAAACATTGTCACCGATGTTTCATGGCCGAGTAACAAGGGCGCTTTCTCAAGCGGCAACGGCACGTCAACTTTCCGCTTGCCTGACCCTCGCGGCCTATTCTCTCGTGTCTTGGATAATGGCGCTGGCGTTGATACGGGGCGCAGCATCAGCACAATTCAAACCGATGATGTCAATCCGCATAATCATTCTGCAACTGTCACAGACCCAGGACATACGCACAATTTCCGATTTACCAACATGGGCGGCGACGGCACCAACGGCAGCAAGGTTGACCAATCAAGCGGCGGCGCGACGGCATCTGACCTGTTTACAACGGTTGCAGCGACAACGGGAATATCAGTGGCGGTCAACAATTCAACCGGCACAGAAACAAGGCCAAAGAACTTTGCTTGGCCGATGTTCATTAAGTATTAGGGGCAAGAGTGGCAACATCAGTAGCAGAGATTAGACCAATTGAGATTTTGCCGGGTGTTCAGCCTGTTGCAGATAGGTCTAGCTTTGCCACGCAGCACTGGACTGATGCGCTGCATGTTCGCTTTCGTGACGGCTTCCCAGAAAAAATAGGCGGATGGTGCAGCATTGTTTTCGATTATGAAAACACAATCAACGGCAAAGCCCGAACGATTTACAGTTCTGACATAGACGACAATTCACAATATGTTATCGGGACACATACGCGGCTTTATTCGCTTGTCGGCCAACGTCTTGTTAATATTACGCCATTTAGATCATCTTCGACGGCCCTAGCTAATTCTTTGTCAACGCATTATGAGACTTTTGTATCTTTTACCGCCTCTTATATTATTGACAGTAACCGCATAAGGCTAGCGATTCCAACAACAACGGCGGCACGGCTGCATGTTGGCGACATAATCAATTGCACAGGCTTTGCCACGGCTTACGGTGTGCCAGATACGGAAATGAATGCGCCGCATTTTGTGCGCGATGTGGGCGATAACTATGTTGATTTTACTGTTTCATCTAACGCAAATGCAACCAACACCCAATCTGCAACGGGTACATTTTCAAGCGGGCTTATCACGGTAAATTTTACAGCGCACGGACTTTCGGACGGTGCACGGGTAAAAATGTCTGGGGCTGGCAATATTGGCGGCATCCTGGCTGCTGACATTAACTTAGAATTTACGATTAGGAACGTTGCAACAGATAGTTTTGACATTTACACGGACGGCACGCCAACGTCACTTGTCACAGGTGGCGGCGGTGCTTCAACTGTGTGCTTTAGAGAATTTACCCCCGGCGCTGAAACTGAGACTTTTGGCATGGGTTACGGAATGGGGCTGTATGGTGTTGGTCTTTACGGTACGGCTCTTGTATCGGCTGCCGCAAGGCGTAAGGCTCGTGTCTGGTCAATTGACAGGTTTGCAGACACGCTAATCATGACTCCAGGCGGCCAAACTGGCGTTTACAAATGGGACACAGACACAACTGCCGCTCCTGTAGCTTTGCCGAATGCGCCAACTGCGGCGAATTATGTGTTTGTTTCTGATAATATCGTTGTTGTTCTTGGCGTTGATGGCGTCCCTAATCGCGTCAAAGCCAGTGACCAGGGCGACCCTGAAATGTGGACGGCTAGCAGCACAAATCAGGTTTTTGAAGATGATATTGAGGGCGCTGGGGAGTTGTTGTGTCATTTGCCGATTGGTGGCATGAATTTGCTGTTCACTTCATTTAAGACCTATGTTTTCCGCTATATTGGGCAGCCTTCAATCTGGGAAATCCGCCAGCTTGACAAGAACATAGGGATTGCATCGTCACGCGGCGGCGTTGTTGTCGGCGGCGTGGCTTACTGGATAGGCCAGGGCAACTTTTACCGCTGGGCAGGCGGTGACGTTGAGGTTATTCCATCCAACACATTAAAGCAGGCAACCATCTGGCGTCATGTGTTTGATGATTTTTCAGTTGGCCAGAAAAGCAAAATATTTTGCTGGTATAACCAAAAATTCAACGAGATTTGGTGGCACTATCCGTCTGCCGCGTCAAATGAACCTGATTCAATAGCGCGGCTATGCCTGTCTGATATGACCTGGACTCCTGACGTAATGGACAGGACGGCGGCGGAATATCCCAATCAAATCGGGGTGCATCCCAGGGCGGCTGATAGCAATTCCGTTATTTACGATCATGAGTTTGGCAATGACGCAGACTCGTTGCCGATGGATTGGCACATTCAAGGCCCGCATTTGACCGGCAGCAAAAAAGCGTCGCTTTTGTCTGGAATCATACCAGATAGTGTGCAAACAGGGAATATTTCTGTTAATATCGAAACAAGGCGTTATCCGCAATCGGCGCTGCCGTCTTATTCCGTTAATTATGTTGTTACGCCAACAACGGAACAAGTCGCTGTGCTAGCTGGTGGCAGGTTTTGGCGCTGGAAGGTGTCAGGTAACGAATTAGGGCAAGGGTGGATTTGCGGTCAATGGTATGAAGCGTTGCAAGAAGGTGCGACACAATGAACATTTTCCCGCTTCGCATTACTGAGGACACATCCAATCATGCAGACGCTTTGCGCTACATTGCGAGAGAGCGGGAAAATGACGTTCGAGATTGGTACAACTTGCCCAAGAAATACATGACAGGCCGCAAGGTTGAGAAAGTTCCAACAGGTAGCGCCGACATTGCCACGACAGACCGCAAGGGCGATTTTAACTATACAGCTTCATTCCTTTATCTATGTGTTGACAATGCTGGAACTCTAGCTTGGAGAAGGGTTGCCTTAGTGTCATGGTAGAATTTAATTGGGAACCAATGCAGATTTTAAGGCGCGACGGCTTGGAACGGCTGGCGCATGAAGCTTGGCTTGAGGTTGAGGGCGAGAAAGACAAATTCCCGCTCGACATGGCTTGGTCACGCTATCAATCAATGGAAGATGGCGGCTCTATGCGGTTCTTGTCGGCGCGCATTGATGGCGTTTTGGTCGGCTATGCTGCTGTTGTCATGCTGCCGCATCTTCGCAGCCAGCAAGTTATGATGGCGCAAGTTCTTGATATTTTCGTTTCCAAGGATGCGCGGTCAAAGGGTGTCGGCCTGCGCCTGATTAATATGCTTGAAGATTGGATGAAACGGCTCGGCGCTGGCTGCTTGGTTGTTAGTGAGCGCGACGAAGTTAAAACCGGCAAATTGTTCAAACGTCTTGGCTATAAATCCAATGAGCGGATTTGGGCTAAAAGCATGGGGAGTGCATAACATGGGGAAAACTATTTTCGGCGGCTCTGAGGAGGAATCGAGTGCTGGCACTCGTTCTGGCTTTCAAACTCTGCCCAAAGAAATTCAGGACGCCTTCAAACAATTTACGGTGCAAAGCCAAGGCATGTTTTCTGGTGGCGCTGGCAATAACATGTTCAAGCCGCTTGATACGACAGCAGGCGAACAGCAGGCCATAAATTCCATTAACCAGGGTTTTGCTCCGACTGCATCTTCTCTGCAATCTGATATTAGTATGATGCAGAATCCCTATAACCAATATGTGACTGATGAAATCAATCGGCAGGCACAAGGCGATAATAGCGTTTTGCAGCGCAACATGGCGACGGCTGGCCAGTTTGGCAGCAACCGGCAAATGCTGGGCGCAAATGACATTGACCTTTCGCGCATGAACCAAATCGGGATGTTCAGGCAAAACCAGTTTAACAACGAACTTAATCACGCCATGAACACCATGCCAGGGCTTAGGCTGCAAGATGCACAAAGCAAAATGCAGGCCGGAGGCTTTCAACGTAACCTGAATAGCCTACAGCAAATGGTTCCTTATAATGCCTTGCAAGCTTGGGGGCAGTTGCTTGGTGTTACGCCTAGCGATGGCGGCACGATCAGCAATCAAAGCAGTAGCGGAAGTTCTAGCGGCGGCCTTCTTCCCGGCATTGGTTCTTTCTTCTAGGGGTCACTATGGGAAACGGTTTAATTAGAGAATTGCTAGGCATTAACGGGCGCGACAAAGAGCGTGAAGCCCAAATGCAGCAGCTTGAAATGCAGATTAAACAAGCGCAACTGCAAAAGCTTTTGACGCCTGAACCAATGGCGCAGCCAGACCCATACAAGCAAATGCAAACGGAAAAGCTTGCGCGGGAAATGGCTGAACAAGACCGCAGAGCAATGGCGCTGCAACAGCTATCAGGCGGTCAAGGGCAAAGCGCATTAGCGCAATATGGCGCTGGACAATCTGCAACCGGATTGTCGCCTGACCAAATGCAAGCCCTGGCTGTCATTGACCCCAAGGGATACGCTGACAAGCTTGGCGAGCAGAAACAAAAAGCAACGTCAGGCGAGCAAATGTATTCGTCCTTGCAGGCATTGCGCGATGCTTACGCGGCATTGCAGAAATCTGGCGGCGCTGTCACAAGCAGCCCTGATGGATTGGGCGGGTATTTAAGAAACTTTAGCAATTCTGCCGTTGCGTCTGACAATCCGATCAGTGGTTTCTTGAGTAAAAATCTTACTCCGGCAGACAACGAGCAACGCTTTAAGATTCGCGCAATGGCTGGCGGAATGCTGCCGCTGATGATGAGCGCACAAGGCGGCTCGTCTAAAATGTTTGACACTGCGGCGGAACGTGAAGGATTTTTGCGCCAGCTTGGCGACCCAGCGCAGCCAATTGAGGCAAACCTTTACTTGTTGGACAAGCTGCAAAAAGATTTGGTAGAAAAAAGCGGATTTACCCCGCCTGAACAAAGGCAAGCGCCGACGCCTGAGCAAGCGCGGGAAATCTTGCGCCAGCGCCGCATGATGAGGCAGCGCCAATGACGCCAGATTACCTAGCCTATTTGCGCCAGTTAGAAAAACAGCACGGCTTGCCGGCTGGCCTTTTGGCTGTGCAGCAAAGGGCGGAAAGTGATTTTAACCCTAACGCAGTCTCCAAGGCTGGAGCGCAAGGCATAGCGCAATTCATGCCTGCCACTGCCCAAGAATACGGGATTGACCCATTCGACCCCATGCAGGCGTCAGAGGCACAGGCTAAGATGATGAGTAGCTTGCTGCGAAAGTATGACGGCGACGTGCCAAGCGCATTAGCTGGATACAATTGGGGGCAGGGCAATGTTGACCGCAAGGGACTAGCACAGGCACCGGAAGAAACCAGGAACTATATTGACAAAATCTCTGGACAAATCGGCCAACAGCCAATGTTTGCCGCTGGCCCTGGTGCAGACCCTTATGCAGACATTCCTGACGCGGAACTTGAGAAAATAGCGGGCGGCGACGGAATATCTATCAGCAATGATGGGTTGCAGGGCGCAGACCCTTATGCAGATATGTCTGACGAAGAATTGCAACGCATTGCTGGAGAGGATAAAGGCAACAAGCCAAAAACAGGCTTGCTTGATGATTTGTTGCAACTGCCGGAAAAGACCGCGTTAGGTCTTGCCAAAGGCTTGGTTAGTACTGGCATGACAAATTATGCCGTCCCTGCCGGCAAGGCCATTGCAGGCGCATTGGCTAACTACGGCACAGAGTCAATGCAGCAATTTGGCAAGCAACAACAGCAGGAAATCGCTGATTTTGAAAAGCAGCTTTCCGGCATAATGCCGACATTTACGGGCGCTGGCTCAATTTCTGATGTTGGCGAGGCCGTTGGTTCTGCCGCTGGCGGGCTGCCGTTCTACCTTGCAAATCCGCTATCCATGATTGCTGGCGGCGCTACGGCTGGCGGGCAGCAGGCTTATGAAAAGACTGCCGGCGATTTAGGCGCAACGGCAACAGGCGCGGCAATCGGTGGCGGGTTAAATGCCGTTCCAGCGTACATGCTCGGCGCTGGTAAGGGTGTACTTCCGGCCATTCTGGGAATGGGGGCATTCGGTGCTGCAACCCCTTCATTGCAGCGCATCCCTGAGCAAGTGGCAGGCATGACGCCTGCGCCAGTTTCAAGCGATGAGCGCATTAATGCCGCGTTGTCTGGCGCTACGCTAGGCGGGCTTGGCAGGGCCATAGGCGCGGCTTCGCAAGGTGGCAAGCAAGTCAAGGCTCCAACGACTGAGCAAGTTCATGAGGCCGCTGGCAAGCTTTACAAGGCCGCAGAGGCATCAGGCGCAGCGATTAAACCAACTGCTGTTGGTGCTTGGGCTAAAAATGCTGAGGCCAGAATCCCCGCCGAAAAAATGGACGTAATGAAAACTTACGGCGGCGATGCAACATTGTCTAAGACGCTTGACGCGATTAGGCTTGAAGCCTCTCGCGGCAATATGTCTTTAGAGCGCGGCATGGCGCTTTATCAGCAATTTGGAGACATGGTGCAAGCGCACACGGCGCTGAATGGCAAAATGGATGCAACTGGAAAATTCTTAAGGGATATCCAGGGCGATTTGCACGCCATGATAACCAATCCAAGAGTTCAAGATATATCAGGCGGTGCGGCTGGGTTTAAGATGCACCAAGAGGCCATTAAACTATGGTCAACACAGTCTAAAATGGCTGATATTGACAGGGTGCTGAGAAATGCAGAAACGTCAGACAACCCGCATTTAGCCATCAAGAACGGCTTCGGCTCTTTGTATCGTAACGCGAAGAAAACGCGGGGCTGGTCTAATGAGGAAAAAGCCGCTTTGCTAAAAGCGTCCAAGCTTGGCGCATCTGGTGAAGTCATGCGCTTTGTTGGCGGTCGGCTATTCCCACTTATTACCGCTGGTGCTGGATTCGCAACAGGCGGCCTTGCCGGCATTCCCGCTGCCGCCGCTGCTTACGGCGCTGCGAATGCGGCCAGGTCTAAGGCCACGAAGATACAAACCAAGAGAGCCAACGAACTTAAAAACGTCATTGCATCGCCTGTTTCCGGCATTGTCGCTAACGCTCTAAACCCTGCCAAACCGTCGCCAATGCAGTCTAGGCTTAACAGGGTTGCAACGCCAACGGCAGCCGTTGCGCCAGCGGCTAAAGCCGCTCCAGTGGCAGCGCCGCAGGCTGCCAAGCCAACGGCAACAGCACAGGCTGCCAGCAAGCCAGTTGTCAGGGTTAAAGCGGTTGGCGTTCCTGTTATAGCGCAGCAGCCTTTGCCGAATATTAAGCCGATGAAATCTGCCAAAGCTGGCGGAACTGCAAAAAAATACAACAAGGGCGATATTGTGGATGTTGGCGGGGAAAAGGGTCTTAAGGTTATCGGCAAGGACGGAGGGAAAACTATTCTTGTCGGCGCTGCTGATAAAGACGGAAAACGCAAAAAATATGAACTTTCTTCTAGCGGAACGCTAAAAGAAGTTGGCACAGTGAAAGACATGAAAGCCAGAAAAGGGGCAGTAAAATGAGACACACGCAAACGATCACAGCCGATGGTGATTATACCTTGGCGACTGTTCAGCGCCGCGCTGAATCTGATTCTTACATGGCGACCATTAACGCTGCCGGAACTTGGGGCGGCGGAACAATCACTTGGAAAATCAGTTTTGATAATGGCGCTACAAAGAACATCATGAAAGACGAATCCGCTACTAATGTGACCAGCACGGCTGACGACATGTTCAATTGCAATCTTGGCAACGGCGGAACGAATATTGATGCGCCGATTATCTATGCCTCAATGGCTGGCTCTGCTGGTGCAAGTGTTGTTGTAACGCTGGTTGATAACAATTAGGGGCTGATATGGCTTTCAATCTTACCATTGGCGGGTTGCGGCGGTTTGGTTCCTACCAAACCGGAGGCGGCGGCGGCGAAAGCGGGGACGATATTAACTATATCCCCGTTGACATGGGCGCAGCTTCTACGCCAGTGCAGCGTTCCATCATTGAGAAGTTTTTCGGCCAGCCAATTGACTGCCGAGATTACGGCGTCAAGTGTGATGGAACGGAAGTTTTTGACGTATCAACAACTGCCGGAAGCCCGACAATAACCAGCGTCGGCAACGCATATACTTACGCTCCAGAAGATATGGGAGCAACTTGCCACGTCATTAGTCCCTTCAATGATGTGACTATGATTACTGGCACCATTATAGGCGGCTCTGGCAACACGCTGACGCTATCGAGTGATGCGCTTTATTCTGGCTCTAATATGAGAATGGTCATTATTAGAACGGATGATTCTTTAGCATTAAATAATTTGATTACTGACGTTAGCGCGGCTGGTGGCGGCTGCATTATGATTCCTCGCGGCGTTTTGACTGCAAGGCGAATTGTTATCAAGCGCAAGGTTTTCTTGTGCGGCGATGGCCAGTTTTCAACGAAGCTATTTCAAATGCAGAATAGCAATCAGGATTTTATTATTTCTGAAAACTATCACGCATTAACCGGAACCGGACTCAACTATGGCCCGAATGGAACCTATAACGGAATCGTAAGTGATAGCCTAGTGCCGTCAACTTTCGGCCTTTTCAAAATGACGATTGACGGCAATTGGGTGTTGCAGGGTGCTCCAAATAACGGGGTTTGCTTCTACGGCAACGCGCAATATATGGACGAAATCGAAATGACCAACATTGCCGGAACTGCCTTAAAGACTGAGGCAAGTTTCGGTTACGCATACAATTCACGCGACATTTATGCGCAAGAAGAAGGTTACTTCGGGCGCATATTCCTGCGCAATTATAGCGTTGATGGTTGGGACTTTAAGGGGCCGCATGATAGTGAGATTGACACGGTAACAATTTACGACAGCGAACAGCGCTCAACGGGTTGGGCTTTCATTATGCGTTCTTCCGCCCAATATATCGGCACGGCGGCAATCAAGGTTATCCATGCTTATCCAGGCACAGGAAACGTAAGCATCGGCGGTTCAAGCAAGGTCGGCACAATTTATAACGACCTTGGCAAACTTAGGTTCAATGGCAGTAATACGAATGTTGATAAGGTTTTCTGCTTGGGTGCTGGCTATGCTGGCGCTACACCGTGCATTGAATTTGTAACTGGAATTTCTAACGTTACAATTTCTAGCGTGGTGTTTAGCTGGTATTGGGGAACCGTTAACGCTGGCTCAATTGGTATTGATATTCCTTCCGGCGCTGAAAACATTTCAATATTGAATTTTGTTGGCTCTAAGCAGCCGATAAGTTCAGCAAATGCTATCGTTTACCGCAACAGGGGTAGTTTTAACAGATTTGTCGGCAGCGTTTCCGGCGTTACTGGAACTGGAGCAATCGGCGCTGATTTAGGCGGTCGGCATTGTCACTATGACATTATCAGCTTGATATGCACAAACCATGTTAAATGGGAGCCGTCTGGGAACGGGCATACCACAGGTAATGGTCATAATTTCTTGCACTTAAGAGCGTATCGAAGCGGCGCAGAGAACATTATCGAGTCAACATCTAAGGCTTTCGGCGCTTATGATAGCGTTAATATAGACGGCTTTGACGCTGGCTCGTTCATTGGCGCACCGAAGGGCTCAACGACCTACCCAGCGTTAATTCTTGGCGGTGACACAGCGTCGGGCTGGTCAACGCCAGCGGCGGGGCGCTGGCTGTATTCCGTTTCAGGAACAAGTGTGGCCGAACTGAATGCAAGCGGAATGTCTGATATTTTCGGGTCAAAGCGCGTTGCAGCAAATGTTAACAGCACGTCAACAACGCTAGCCAATATTGCTGGCTTAGTTGTGTCTCTTGAGGCCGGTAAGACTTACAAATTCAGGGCTTGGCTGCCGTATAATGCAGACGCAACGGGCGGGCATAAATACGCCATTGGCGGGACAACAACGGCGACTTCAATTCTTTACCAAATCAAATCTATGTCTGATGCAAGCGGGCTGGCGGTTATCTCGGCAAGGAAAACAGCCATCGGCGGCGCTGAGGGACAGGCGGGGGCAACGGCTGGCGAAACGGTCATTGAAGGCACTATTACAGTTGCGAATGCCGGAACTTTAACCGTACAATTTGCCCAAAATGCGGCGGGCGGAACCAGCACAATACTTGCCGGGGCAACCCTTGACGTAAAACAGGTGGCGTGATGATTAAACGGATTGCCGTTTTAACCCTGCTAACCGCCACTGCCCAGGCAGCTAGTTTCAGCAGTTCGCTTGATAGCGCGTTATCAAACAATGAAGCTGGCTATTTGCGGCTCAACACAGATAACAGCGTCACGGTTGACCCAGGCTTAAGTCAAGGCTTGGTTTATGACGTTACGACTGATGGTTCTGTCAAGGGCGATGATAGCACAAACAATTGCACAACATTACAGGCCGTGTTTGATGCAAACCCAAGTTCAACGATTTATTTCCCTGCTGGCACATATCGCAGTTCTTGCGCCATTGTTCTAACCAACGCCAGCGGCAAGGCGTTTAACGGCAATATTCTGTGCGCTGTTGGCTCGGAAATTAAATTTACCACTGCCGGAAATACGACTGACACCAACGCACTGATGCAAAACGGCCTAACGTCTTACCCAAAGACCAACGGCGCGGGCGGTGATACGTCCGGCTGGGGTGACGGAAACCGGATGATGTTTGGCTGTACCTTTGATGGACCGGCCAACGGCGCGGGCGTTCGTTTGGGCAATGGCATCGGCTGGGTGATTGCTCACAATCACACTAAAAACAATCGCTATGGCATCGCTGCGGAATCCAGCATCAACGGCAAGATTTTTAATTCCTCCGGCTTTGCGTCGAAGAATGCCGGGATTGGGTTCTTATATTCTGCAAACTCAAATATTTATTACGGCACAACGCCACTTTCTACATTCTGGAACGACAATTACATTATTGAAGGCTATGCTTACGCAGACGGCGCAACCAACGGAACGCTAGCGGCAATTGAAGATCACGGCTCTAAGGCATGGACTATCCGCCGCTTGTCTAATGTTTCGGTGCAGGGCAAGACCGGCAACACCGGCATGCAATATGGCTATGTAGGCCGCTCGGTATTTCCCATATTCCAGAATTTTGTCACTGAGGCAGTTAATTACGGTATAGGCAGAATCATAAGCAGTAATTCCGCAGAGGGTGGTGGCGCGACAACGCTAACCGGAGTCACTGCCGCGCAGCCTAGCGGAACCTATCGCGTTGACAGTATGCCGGACGGGTTTTGCCAGGGTGGCACGTTCGAGGGGCTTTATACCAGCGGCGCACTTATCGCGTTTCAGCCAGACTGCAATAGCACAATCACGGTAGGGCCAGGATTTAACAACGGCGCAACGACTGACCTTAAAACCGTCCAAGGGTCCAAGAAAGTCATTTACAAAGGCATCGTGCGCGCTGACGGCACTCCGGCTGTTATCACAAACAGCTTCGGAGGCTTCGTTGATGTTGAGGGCGCTGGCGTATCAATCTCTAGCGGATTTGGCACAAGCCCAGCATTATCTAGCGGCGCAAATGCTGGCGGATTTGAATTAACAGTTGGCACTGGCGGCGTTGCAAATAACGGTGTCATTGCGTTTAGCCGCGCATCGCCAAACGGCAACGGCTACGCCTGCGACTGCACCAACAACAGCACGATAACAACTTGCCGTGCCGTCATAACCACAACGTCAACAACAACTATAACCAACATTGACCCGCTGACGAATAGCGCAACTGCTTTTGCGTCTGGGGCTGTGTTGAATCTAATGTGCAAACCAATATAAAATCAGGGGGTTAATATGGTGGCTGTTCGCGGTGTTGTTGCAAGGAATGGTGGTTCTGGCTCTGGGTCAAGTTCCGGCTCTGCATCAAGCAGCTTGCTTGCCTTTGCTGGAAACAACGGCGAAGAAATGATTAACCTGCTTGCCGCTGGTGATAGCCGGACATTCCAAAATCAAGATAGCAACCCGTGGCCTAATGCGTATAGGTTTAACCAGGGTTACATTAATCATGCTCTTTCGTTCACCGGGGAACGCTATGTCTGGAAAAGAGAATTTAACTTAGGCGCTACTGGCGGCACAGCAGCCGGCTTTGATAGTGGCGGCGCTATAAACAAAAATGTTAATGTCCCTATAGTTTTATCAAAAAAGCCCGCCAACGAAAGGTGGGATGCTGTTTGGTGGTTTGGAATAAACGACGCTCTTAGTGGGGCGGTTTCGGCATCCGCATTTGAAGCATCATTCAAATCAGTTATGCGCTATCTCATGAGTGCAGGCATACAAAACATCTATGTTATGGGAGAGATTCCCTATCCGACTGGGTATTTGGGGGAAAGCGCGGGACAACATGCGACAAGGATTCAACTGCTAAAGGATTACAACACGGCAATGCAGAATCATTGCACTAAGTTTAGCAATCTGCATTTTATTGATAACTACGCCTCATATGGTTCTCTTGCTGACCCGGATGTGTCAAATCCAGATTATAACGGGGCTGACATTCACCCGGGAAGTATGGGTTCTTTAGTTCTTGGCCGCAATCTTGCAAACAAGATGATTCAAGTTCGAGGAAAGTTTCTAAGTGCGCCAGGGATTGCCATAAGCCCAAATCCTTGGCTTGAAGGTGTTGAGGGTGTTGCTGTTTTAGGGACTGTTAATAATTTCTACTGTTCAGCAAAAACTGCCGGCGTCGCTTTAAGCCGTGCCGTTAATGATGGGGCGCTAGTTGTTACGCTAGATGCAACCGATGCAGTAACCAAAACTTTTAACATTTTCAACAGTGCGACAACTTGGGCAGCCGATGTTATGCCGGGTGATGTGCTGGCTATGTGTCTTGATTTTGAGGTGCTAACCGCAACTGGCGCAACGCTTCCGCCCTGGGGACAAATCAAAGAAAATCTAGGCGCTGATTTTGCATCTGCCAACTGGAATCCAGCTAGCTATTCTAAAGGAACTATTGCCGCTGGGCGTCAACTATATATGTCAGACCCGCACCTGATTAGAGTTGGTAAAGGCGGCGCTGCAACAGCAATGCAGCCTTATTTGAACACCCAGGCACCGGCTGGAACTTATGTTAAATTCAAGGTTTATGAAGCATCTTGCCGCCGACTTTACACAACGCCTAATGCCGAATATTCAGCAGCGGCAACCATTCCAGCGCATCGCCACAATATCAAATGCCTAACCAGCACGGCGTCGGCTGGCTTCACTTTGACATTGCCGGCGCTCTACAATGTGCCGGATGGAACGGTGAAACGCTTCCAGGATTATCAAGGCGCGGCATCAACAAAGAACGTGACGATTGCAGGCAGTGGCGCGGAGTTAATCAAGGACGGGGCTGCATCTGGAAACACCGTTGTTTTGAACACCGACTATTTCAACAAGGCATACAGGGCTGACAGGGGCTCGGGTGCTTGGCTGGCCGAATGATGGGGAGGTCGTGAATGGAAAGTCTGATTGGTCTCTTGGGTGGTGTGCCTCCTGCGGTAGCTTTAGCTTTGGTTGTGGTTTATTTCAACAAGGAGAATGAAAAAATGCGCGCTGCGATTAAAGAGCAAGAAAATGCCTTGAACAGCTTCAAGCAAACATCGCACGAGGAAACAGGCCAGTTACTAACGGATATTAATGTAGCATTCCAAAATATCAGCACACAGATTGCAAACCTCTCCAATACCGTCATTGCGGCGGTAAGCAGGAAATGAAGCCGAGAACGCACACAGACACCATTGTCATTCATTGCAGCGCAACACCTGATGCAATGGATATTGGGGCGCGTGAAATTACGGATTGGCACAAAGGCAACGGCTGGGAAACCATTGGCTATCATTACGTCATTCGGCGCAGCGGAAAACGCGAATATGGCCGACCTCTGCAAATGGTGGGCGCTCATGTAAAGGGGTATAATGCGCGCAGTGTTGGCATATGTCTTATTGGCGGCACAGACGAAAATGGGTTGTCGCAAAACAATTTTACGCCTGAACAATTTTCAACATTGCGCCTAACTCTAAAAGAGCTTGATGCAACTTACCCAAATTGTCGCGTTTTAGGGCATAGGGATTTATCTCCTGATGCTGACGGTGATGGACTTGTAACGCCTAATGAATGGATAAAAGAATGCCCGTCTTTTGACGTGGCGGATTGGCTAGAGAAGGACGGTGTGTGATGAAAGAGTTTATTCTGTTCTCTTTATCGCTCGTCATGATCGGGGCTTACTTTTACACCGGCTACCTACTGCTAACCAACGATAGTAACGGGATTAAAGAATACGCCATGTTGGTCTATGGCTCCGTCTCAACGTCTGCCGGCATGGTGCTGTCATACTGGTACGGCTCAAGCAAGAACAGTAGCGACAAGGACACGACGATTAGCAACCTAACCAAGGGTGATGAGAAATGACTGTATGGAAACGAATTGGCAATTTCTTCGGACGTGTAGGGCG